GGTGGTGGTGGTGGCCGAGGCGGCGGAGGCGGTGGAGGCGGTGGCGGCCAGAAACCACCACCCCGGGACTGCGGCCCTTGCGGCTGTCTTCAGGAGTTCTGTGCCGGTCGGTCGGATTCGATTGGCGGGGCGTTGTTCTGCTGGCTCGAGCATTTCTGGTGCCAGCTCAAGGCGCTAGTCATGGGCGGTGATGGGGCCAAAGGTGCCGGCGGCAGTGGCGCCGGCGGCGGGCCCGGCCCGAAAGTGGCCCACGGCGGTGGTATCGTCGGACGGGTGCTCCGTTATCGGCCCATGACGGAAGCGGTCGCGGCCGCGTTCGCCGGCGCCCCGAAGTTCCATACCGGCGGGCTGGCGGCGGATGAGGTGCCGGCCATCCTGCAGAAGGGTGAGGAGGTGCTGACGCGTGATGATCCGAGGCACATCCTCAACCAGGGGCCGGTCATGTTGCGCATGCTGCGCGCCAACGTGAAACTGCCGCCAGGTCCGAGCCTGTTCAACGGCGTCCCGAAGTTCCATGAGGGCGGGGTGGTCGGCATGGCGGCGGAGACCGTGAAGAACTCGCTCGAGGGTTTCAGCAAAGTTGTCGCCCCGCAAATGGAGGCGGCCGAAGCCGGCGCGAGGACAGGCCCCACCCGCCAGCCTGTCAAGGTAACCGTCGTGAATGCCGTCGATCCGGTTTCCTTCATGTCGGAGGCGCTGGGAACGGCGGAAGGCGAAGAGGTTCTTCTGAATGCCATTCGGGCCAACGCGGATACCATCAAGAAGGATCTGAGCTGATGGTGTGGATAACGGGAACGGCGATCGGGTTCACTGATTTGTGGACGAAGTTCCGGGGCCATCTGTTGAACGACCCCGGCCTTGTGGCCGCCAACGAACAGTGGACGGAAACCTGGGTGTCCGGAGACCAGGCCATTCTCACCGGGCCCGGGTTCGGTGGCACCACACCAGTGCGTGTGGGCATCAGCCGCCTGGCGGACCCGACCGCCCAGAGATACGAATGGGCCATCGGGGCGGTGGATTCCGTTACCGCAGGCGCGACGGATTACGCCGGCCACGTCAACCCAAGCCCGCAGCCGCGCATTCTGCTACATGATGACACCATGCCGTATTGGTTGGCCGTCAACGGGCACCGGTTCGTCCTCGTCGTCAAGGTTTCCACGGTGTATGAGCTGGCGTATGGGGGGTGTTTCCTGCCATACGCCACGCCGGCGGAATATCCGCTACCGGTGTTCGTTGGAGGGTGCGCGCAGCCCGGATCCACGCCGAGCATATGGACCGACACGACGGACGGACATCGAGCTTTCACCCGGGCGTTTAGCGGGATTCCGGCCTACGTCCGCCGACCTGACGGGATGTGGGATGGTGTTCTGTCCGACGTGGTAACCGGGGCCTCATGGGCCTTGTGGCCGAGTGTTGGCGGATCATACGTATGGCAAACCGTTTCCTTCCATGATTACGCATACAGCGTCGGTTACGGCTGGGGCATGCGCGAGGTCATGGAGCGCATGCAATCCCCGTTTGGCACCACGGAAGCCGTGCTGACACCTTATCAGATCATATCCTCGACATCCCCTCACACGGGCATTCTAGGGACGCTCGACGGCGTAGTCTCCGTATCGGCCCCGACGTTGACCGCCGAAGATCAGGTTGTTGTTGGTGGACGAACGTATCGGGTGTTTCCCAATGTGTATCGCCAGGGGCGTGCCGAGCTTTGGGCGCTAGAGGAGGCATGAGATGTTCCAGTCCTACACCTTGACGAACATTGAAGACGTTCCAGCCAAAGTGGTGGATTTCGTCAATACCAACATGACCGGATGGACCGCAGCCCTGGTAACGCCCGGCCCCAATGGCGAAGTGCGCGCCCGCATAGATATGCCCGCCGACGGCACGGATCCGGCCCAGTCGTTCGACCTGATGGCATTGAACGGGGCGACGGTAACGACGGATCTCTACGGCGGCACCATAAACAACTATATCCACATTTTCTTTACCAACGATTTGCCGGCCCCTCTTGGGTGTCGCATCCCGAGCCCCTGCTATGCAACCGGCAGCGGGGCCGTCGATGCCGCACCTCGGTTGGCCAGTGCGTTGTATTTGTTCGGGGGGACGGGTCCTGCCGGTTATGTGGCCGGCGCCGTCGAGTTCGGGGCGAACCGGTTCAGGCATTTCTATATCGGGCGCGTGGCCAAGCGGGGTGGCTATACGGGCGGGCAAATCATAAGCGGCACGATGGTCAAGAACTCCAAGAGCACCTTCGGTTCCCCGGCCAAATGGCATGCCGACGATCATGCCCGCCTATTCCAGGCCAACGAAGGGGGTTGGTATGGCGATCGTATCACATGGCCGGGTGGTGTTTGGGTGGACCACCCAGACAACCCCAACCCGCTCCGCAAGTTTCATGCCGACACCGCATACAACATGCACGCAGTGGATCGGAGTGCCAGCGTCATGGGTGGTTTTCGCGACGGCCCCATCGACCCACTCGTAACGCCGGCCGGCCAAAGGACGTTGCCCTCGGGCCGGGCTGCGCTTATCCCGGTCGAGCTGTTTGCGCCTTTGTTCATCAACGGGGCGGCCGTCTACGTGCCGATCGGTCATCCGGCCGGAGTGCGCGTCCTGGACATGACCGGGTTGTCGCCGGGGGATGCCTTCACCGTGGGGGCCGAGACGTGGCGCGTGTTCCCTGAAGCGCGGCTCGACTTGGCCAACGAGACGGACCTCTATGGCACGAGCCAGTATTTCGTTGACGAAGAGAACAGCGGTCCGCTGGGGCTGGCCTATCGGGAGTAAACGGGCTCATGCTTTACGTTGGCGTGTTCTCTCTGGGTGTTTCCACCTCTTCCGGAACCGGGCTCCCGGTGGTTGGACTGGAGGCACCCGATGTCGTGCAAGGGGGAGCCGTGAACGAAGCCGGGGCTGTGGCCGTCCCGGCCGGGACGCGAGGTGGCACCGGCCCGCTCTTCAGTTACGTCAACGACTGGTATGACAACATCCATTTCGCCCCGGCCCCAGTGGACTTCGGGCTCATCGTCGGCGAGCAGGCGCGGACCGTGCAGCTCTGGAACGCCTACAGGGTGTCTGTCGATATCACGGCCAAAGCTTTTGCCAGTGGTGCCGGGCTTGCGGATTCCCTGGTCATCCCGACGACTCTGGGGCCGCTACGGGCTGTCGATTTCGACATTACGGCGTTGGCCGACGGGCCGTTCGCGCTCAATGACAGATTCACGATCGACACGACTGCGCCGTTGCATCCCACGGCTTCGGTGGCGATCGTCGGCCTGCGCACGACCGTGTTCCCGGAACCGCCGAATTGGCGCCAGGCCGTTTCTGACACCTTCACCTTCTCCACCGACGTTATCGTCGCCCAGCGCCAGCGAGAACAGCGGCGCTCGCTCGATGTCGAGCCGAGATGGACGCGCCGCCAGTTGGTGCGTTCCACGCCGGACGTGGTGCGCACGCTGGCCACCTGGCAGGATTCCGTCATCATCATGCCCGACGACGTCCGCAAGACGCGCCTGGTCGCGCCGGTGTCCACTGGCGACGCGACTATTACGCTGGAGAGCGACGAGCCCTGGGCCGTCAACGGGAACATCATTGTCATCGGCGACGAAATCGGCGTCATCGCGGCCAACAACGGGACCACATATGAGTTGCACCAGCCGCTCGGCAAGGATCACCCGGCCGGCGCAGTCGTGCATATGGGTATCCCGGGGCGGTTCAGCGGTAACCTCACGGCGACGTGGCGGGCCGATACGTATGGCGAGCTCGATGCGGTTTTCTACGCCGAACCAGGGTATGTGTATTACCCAGCGCCGGCGTGGGCCGACGTGTTCGATGGACGGGACATCCTGGCCTTGAGGCCGAACTGGCGAGAGGATGTAACGCAATCGTGGCGGTCCAACGACCCGTTGGTCAATTTCGGTTACGGCCGTTGGACGCTGGTGCCCCTGTCCGGCATCAACACCAGGGTAATGTCGGCCGTCTGGACAAGGGCAAAGCGGAGCCTCGTATTCGAGCTGGAGAGCTTCTTTCGCAAGCAACGCGGGATGGCCGGAGAGTTCTGGGCGCCGTCGCACACCAATGACTTTCCGCAAGCCCTGCCAGTCCTCGATGGCACCTATCTCCTGCAGTTCGAGGATTCGGCGATCTACCGGGACTACCAGAATGACCCGGTTCACCGGGCCGTGGTCATCCGCGAGCCGGACGGAACGCCGCACTACCACAAGATCTCCGGTTGGGCCACGACGCCGGACGGGCGGTCCGTGGCGACCCTGGTCAACCCGATCGTCGGGAGCTGGACCCCGGCCGCGGTGGAATGGTTGTATTTGTGTCGGTTCGCTTCCGACAGCCTGTCGATTACGTGGTTGACGGACGAAGTGGCAGACGTGAAGATATCCTACCAGACACTACGGGTGGATTGACATGGCATACGATACGTTACAACGCTCGCGGTCGGAAGGGCGGCCCGTCGAGCTCTACGACTTTTACCTCGCGGGTCGTGTGCTACGTCTCACCAACGCCGCCTACAAGATAGAGTTCGGGGGTCTTGTGTATCGCCCGGTGCCTATCACACGGACGCGGTTGGTCCTGCAACCCCAGACAGACAGGCAGGACATAACCATTACCGTGCCCTTCACCGAAAGCCCGGCGCGGGAAATCCTCCTGGAGCCGGACATGCCGCGGGTTCTGGTTACCGTGTGGGGCATGCATTTCGGGGATAGTGAACGCAAGGAGATATTCCGGGCCCGACTGGTCGGTTTTCGGGTGCGCCTGGCCAATGGTGTGGCGGACATCACCGTGCGCACCGGCAAGCAACAACTGTCGCGCGCGAAGATAAACCGGATGTTCCGCACCAGGTATTGCCCGTATATGGTCTACAGCGATGAATGCGGAGTGTCGTCAGCCGCGTTCCGGAAGGACCTCATCGCGGTCGGCGCTTCCGGCCCGACGGTCAACCTGCCGACCGGTTGGGCGGCTCCGCTGACGCCGGCCGACTACACGTTCGGCGCCTTCGCCTGGGAGTTCTATCCCGGCGTTTCCGTTACGGCATGGATCCTGAACGCCACGGACACGGCCATCGTCATCGACCGGGAATACAACATAGCCCCCGGCGACACGATACGTGTCTATCCGGCGTGCGACAAGACGCCGGAGACATGTCAGAACAGGTTCAACAACATCGCGCGGTATGGCGGCATGCTGGGCCGCCCACCACTGCCCGGAGATTCGCCGTTCATCGCGGAGGGCTGAAACCATGACATCTTTCATGCCGGCCATTTTTGCCGCCCCTGGCAGTTGCGTTGGCGGAGGGTCGGCTTCCGCCCGTCAGGTGCAGGCGCCCGGCACGACCAACGTCCCGGCCGTGGTCGTGTGGGGCACCGACGTCGTCCGTCAGATGTCGCTGCAGTGGATGGGGCAGGAGAACTGGACTCAGGACCCCGTGCTATACCAACTCGGGGCGCACATGACGGTAACCAAGCACCCGGTTACGTTTCACGCCTTGCGTGTCAACAAGCACGTCGTCTGGGCGGAGAACATTCCCACCCTGTCGAGCTCCACGTTTCCGGGGCTGGAACCCGGCACGCCGGTGGCTCCGACGGGGGCCATCACGAGTTTCACCCGGGTGCGCGTAGACCACCCGGCGCACGGATTGCGTGGCGCCATCGAGTTCTACACCGGAGAGCCCGGTCAGAGCCCGTCGAGCCGGTTGCAGGCGGCCTATGGCACGACGGCCGCGGCGTTGGTTCAGATGACCGGACAGTCCATGCTGTTCTTTGACGAATTCTGCTGGGGCGAGACGACGGAAGGCCTGCCGCTCATCGATTTGCAAGTCTCGGCGTTGGTATCGCGCTTCCCGACGGAACTGGATCCCACTACGGCCATCATCCCCCGCACCAGCAACATCGTCATGCAGACGAACCGCACCACGGGGGCCGACTACGATTCCGTGGTAACGGTGGAGATCCCGTATCCGGGGGATGCCAACCCGGCGCACGTCCTCTATGACATCCTGACCAACAGGGACTGGGGGTTTGGTGTCGATTTCGGGAAGATCGATGCGCCGACGTTCCAGGCTGCGGCCTCGACACTGGCCAACGAGCAGTTCGGCATATCATTGGCCTGGTCTGGGTTCACGAAGTTGGAGAGCATCGTCCAGGACATCCTGGAGCACATTCACGCCGTGCTCGATGTCGATCCTGCCACTGACAAATGGCGGCTTCGCCTGTTGCGCGGGGACTATGATTTCACGGACCCGAACATCCCGACCATCGACCCCTACAACGCCAGTTTCGACCTCGTGGAGTTTGCAGCCTGCGACACGCCCCCGAACGAGGTGGCCATCACCTGGGTCAACCCGGAGAACATGAACGACGAGACAACGCTGGTGCAGGACCCGTCCATCCCGCTGTCCTACGAGGACTACCAGTCCGTCCAGAAGGACTACTGGATGGTCCGGGACCGCTATCTGGCCTTCCAGCTGGGGCTGCGGGATCTCCGGCTCGGCCGGGCCCGGCGTATCATGGTGCAGTGCCGGACGGACTATTCCATGTGGGACCTGCGCCCCGGTGATGTCGTCCGACTGGTCATCCCGGAGCTGGAGATAAACGGGATTCCGTGTCGGGTAACGAGCATCATTCACGAACCGACGAAAGGCGTCGGCATCACGGTGGGCCTGTCGGAGGATATTTTCGGGTTGTCCGTGCCGCCGGCGCCGGTGCTACCGCTGGAAACGCCGCAATCCACGCTCACAAACCCCACCCCGCTGGACAAGAACGTCATCCTGTCCGCGCCCTATGTGTGGCGGCCCGACGGCATCCCGGAAGATCGGGAGGTGCTTATGGTGCTGGCCACCGACGCCGCCAACGACTGTCTCGGCTTCCTGGCCGTGCGCAACGGCGGCGCGGGGTGGCAGGACAACGGCGAGCTGCGGCTCACGGACACGGCGCAACTAGGCCAGGCCCTGGTGGCGGAATCGGAGACAACCATTCCAGTCGACCAACTTACAATCGGGCATCGCGGTGGGCATGGTCCCGTTCTCGGCCAGCCGGTGATCCTGGGGGATGCGGACCAGGAATGGGCTTTCATCTCCGGTTTCAACACGACCAACCAAACCGTTACCCTACGGCGTGGTGTGTTTGACACACTCCCCCGGGCCTGGCCAGTGGGGACGCCGGTGTGGTTCCTTGACCGCACCAGGAGCAGGAACATGTTGTCGGAAGCCCGCCCGCCGGGCAACGAGATCTATAGGTTCCGGACGAAGACGGCCGTCGGGGTGCTCGATCTGGCTTCGGCGCCGGATGTCGCCCACACGGTTGAAACCAGAGGCCAGTTGCCGCTTCGCCCCGCCAACACGTCTGTCGGTGGGACGGCGTGGCCGGCCGCAGCCGTAGTGAATGGCGTGACGGCCGTCACGGTGCAATGGGCCAATCGGAACCGCCTGACCGAAGACCCGACGGCTCCGAAGGCGTGGAGCGATACCACCAGCGACCACGAGCCCGGGCAGGAGACGTTGGTGGAGGTGCTGGATGGCGCAGGCACCGTCATCCATTCCGTTGTGGCCCCGGAGGGCGGCACCAGCGTCAGCTTGCCCGTCGCGGTATTCGGGGCCCTCCCGTTCACAGGGAAAATCCGGCTGACGGCCCAGCGGAGCGGTTTGTTCAGTTTGCAAAGCGTGCTACAAGACATCACAGTAAACCCGTGAGGAGAGAAAGATGCCGACGACGGATGATTTCCTGGTCGACCCCGGCGGCTGGCATGCGGGTGCTACCGCGCCCACGCCCGGGCTCATCTACGCCATCCAGAACAAGGGCAACACGCCGGTCTTCGTGGCAACCGGCGCCACCCCACCAACGGTTGCGGATGGCTCGCATGGGATTATGCTGTCGCCTGGGGAGGCGAGGGCGTTCAGCCCTGAAGGGGATTTCTGGTTTTACAACCCGGCCCGTTATCCGGTGCCGGTCAACGTGAGCGAGGCGAGCTGATGGGTCTCGTGTTTGATGGCGGAGGTGGTGGCGGCATACCGTCCCAGCCTTTCCCAGGAACGGATCATCGGATCGTTCCGGACATCGCAACCCGTAACGCCCTGGAACCGGAGCTGTCCGAGGGAGACATTGTGTTGGTGGCCGATGCTTCTGCCGATCCTACGGTGGACATGGGCTACGCCGTGTATGCCTACCAGGGCATTCCCGGAGCTTGGCTGAAGCTGTCGGAGTGGGAGGCGTTCACGGAACAGTTGGCACCAACGCTCGCGGCTCTGCAGACGACGGCGCACATGCACAACGCGGCGATCGCTGACATCGATGACGCCGCGGCCAAGCGGCATGATCATGTCAACAAGACGTTGCTGGACACGTTGGTTCCGCATACGTGGGGCGGGGCGGATGTCAATGGCACCATTCTTAAGGTGCCTGAACTGAATGGCCTCCCCCTGCCTCGCATGACGGACACCACGGTCAGCATTATCGTCGCCCCGGACGCCGCTTCTCGCCAGCCGGGGGACTGGGGGACCACCGGGTGGGCTGGAGTGGTATCGGCAGTCGGGGCAGCAGCGGCCGTCCTTCAGGGAAACGGGGCGATGGTGATCGTCCAGCTGCGCCCCGGGGTGTATACTGCGGATTCGGTGCTGGGCGTCTATCCAACCACCGGCGCGCGTATTCGCATCGAGGCTCTGACAGCGCCCACGCTTCCGACCACGTGGTCGTTCAGCAACGGCGGCACGCCGAATCGCGCTGCTGATGAGGCAGCGCTGGAGGCCGCGTATCCGGTGCGCATTGATGTCGCATCGTGGACGTGCGTGTGGGCCGTGGAGAACGCGGCGGTGTTTGTTCGCAATATCCTGTTCAAGGCGGTCGGGGCTGGGACCGGGTCCGCCCTGCGTGCGCGAGGTGGCAGTTTCGTGTATGCCGACAACTGTGCCTATATCGGCGGCGGGACGGCCATCGGGTGCGACAACAACGCCTGCATCCAGTGGAATGGCGGCGTGATATTCGCCGGCACCGCAGCGGCCTTTTCGACGCTGGGTGGAAACGCGCACATCGCGTCCTACACCGGGTCGGTTGCCCTCATTGCCCACTCTTCCACGGGGCTGCAGGTATCGCGCAATGGCGTAACATCGGCCATCGCCGACACCGTGGCGAACTCCACCCAGTTCGCAGCCATCGAGCGGCACGTGGCGTCAGCATATGATCGGGGCACCGTGAGTGTCATTAACGCCAACCTGGACCGGGTGGCCACCAACGCATCGTTCCCGGTATTCTATGCTTCGACCGGCAGCCATGTGGAGGCGAACGCCGTCGTGTTCAGCGGCAATGTCGCCGAGGCCATGCAGGTGGTGCGCGGGTCTTCCGGGAAGTTCTACAACTGCACTTTTGATGCGGCGGCCCCAGCGCAGGCGCGGACCGTGAGAGCGAACAGCAACTCGACCATCTGGGAGGCCGGCACTGTCGGGAACACGCCGGTGTTCGTGCCGGCCAAGGGCACCGAGGCGACAGACGCGGGGTATATCGCATGACCGATCTGCTCTACATACATCCCCAGACCCGAGAACTCGGGGGGCAAGGGGAACTGGTTTGGGTCCCACCCAACGCCGTCGTGGAGGAGGTCTATAGCGAGCCGGACCCGGACGATCCGATGGGCGCAGCCGTGGTTGTCGGCCAGAGGCTCGCCGAAATGCCCGTGTCGGAAGCCGTATCGGCGGTGGAGCGGCTCGTCGAGCAGCTTTACACCGAGGCGTTGCGCGCATTCACGCGACACGCCAGCCCCGAGGAGATGGCCACGTGGCCGCTAATGGCCGAGAAGGCCGCCGCCTGCAAGGCGGGTGATACCGCGGCCTGTGGCTGGCTGGCCCGTCAAGTGCCTGACGCGGTGGCGCAGGCGGAAGGGCTGCCCGATGGGCAGGCGCGCGCCTTGTGGTTGGCGACCAAGGTGGCGGCCAAGCGGTCTTTCTACGAGAACGCAGTGGCAGAAGCCAAGGCCGCACGCGCGGAAGGATACGCAGCGCTGGCCGCCGGGAAGTTCAAGTCGGACATTGAGGTGCTAGCGTTCGCCGCTAGGCTGCTGCAGGCCGCCCAACAGCGCATGCAGGCGTTCATGGCAGGAGTAACAGCGTAGTGCCGACGCCCGTCGAGAACACTTTTCACGTTGCCTTCTACGTCGGCCCCGGGGCTGCATTCGATCGCCTGGTGCGCCTGGCCACGCGCTCTCCATATAGCCATGTGGAGCTGCTGTTCGGCGACAACCACTGGATTTCTTCCTCGCCGCGCGATGGAGGCGTTCGCGTCAAGTGTTTCCGCCCAAAGCCGGGGCACTGGGAGTTTGTCGGGCCGTTCAAGACCACCGGACTGGTCAGGCGCCGTCTCGATACCATCCCCGAGGGTGCCCGATACGATTGGCTCGGGGCGCTCGGTGCATGGTCGGACTGGGCGTGGCTTGATTCGAAATCCCGGTGGTTCTGTTCTGAGCTTTGCGGTTGGCTGCTCGGGCTTCCACGTCGAACGGCGGCCACCATGACGCCAGCCGAACTGCATGAGTGGTTGCGCCGGCACGGGCAGGAGGAGTTGACATGGGCCGTATAGCTTCACGGTTCCCTACACGCCGCGGCAAGCGCCTGCAGATGAGCGTCGAGGGCATCGCGTTCCTGCTCCGGGAAGAGGGACTGGCCGTCAAGGCTTACCGGGATTCACAGGGCGTTTGGACGATCGGCGTTGGCCACACTGCCGCCGCCGGGGCACCGCGCCCGCGCGCCGGGATGCACTTGACGCAGGAGGCGGCAGTCCGGCTGATGGCCACCGATCTTCGCCGCTATGAGCGTCGAGTGCGCCGGGCGCTTGGCGGGCGTGAAGTCCCCCAACACGTGTTCGACGCGCTGGTCAGCTTCGACTACAACACGGGCGGCATTCACAAGGCCAGTTTCCTGAAGCCCCTGATGCAAGGGCGCTTGCGCGAGGCAGAAACCAGATTCATGTGGTGGCGCCGGCCGGATGACGTGATCCCGCGGCGTCGCCGGGAGCTTGCTCTGTGGCGCGATGCCGACTATGACGACCTGTCCAAGGCCACGCTATGGACGGCAGACGATTCCGGCCGGCCCGTGGCCAGCGGTGTTTTCGACCCCCTGGAGCTAGCCCAGCGGGCCTTGCGGGAGCGCGCGCCGGTCGCGGACGCCTTGGACCACGGGATGGTCAAGGCGGTGCAACGCAAGCTCAAGGAACTGGGCTATCATGAAGTGGGCGCCGTCGATGGCATCGCTGGGCCGCGCACGAGAGCGGCGCTGAATGCTTGGCTGCTGGACCACGGATACCAGCCCGTGCGCGATGTGTATGCGCTGGATGACGACGTTCGCGCTGATTTGCTGACCGCCAACCGGGGGCGCCCGGAAAGCCCGCAGCGCGAAACGGCCACCGCAGCCGACTTGCGTCGCGCCGGAAGCACGGATATACGAAGGGCAGACTGGGGGCTGGCCGGGGGCACGGGGCTGGCGATGCTGGGGGCAGTCGGAGAAACCGCCAGAAGGGTTGGCGATTCTCTCGACAGCATCGCCAGCCCCATTCGTCTGTTCATCGCGGACAACGCGACCGCCATTCTCATCGCGGCGGGGATCGCCGGGGCGGCATTGGCCTGGACCTGGCGGCGCAACCGGGTGCGGCGGCATCGGGAAGGGAGCTACGTCAGCCGATGACCATCCTCTGGGGATTTCTGGCGCGCTTTGCCTATCCGTTGGCCATCGCCGCCGTGCTGGTGGTATGGTCAGCGTTCGTGTGGTTTCAGGCCCGCTCCATATGCATGGATGAGGTGGCGCTGGCCCAGATGGAAAGAGACATTCGCGCGCACCGAGCTGACGCGGAGCGTCGAATCGAGGCAGCCAAACGCGAAACGGAACGACAGCGCATCCTGCAGCAACTCGATCAGGAATGCATGTTGTCAGACGACGTGCGCCGAAAACTGGAAGCGATGCCATGACGCGCATGACGACGGCTCTGGCGGGTGTCATTGGGATCCTCTTGGCCGGGTGTGCAACAACGCCACGCACGGCCCCCATGACCGTCCCGGCCGACCTCAAGGCAGCCTGCGACGTTCCGAAGGTTCATCGTAACGCCGTCCGAGCGTTGGGCGAGCACCGCGCGGCCCTGTTGGCCTGTCGGGACCGCCATGCACGCCTCGTGGCGTTCATCGAGGAGAAATGACATGGATGGGTATGACGATCGGAGTTGGCATTTGGACAAACGCATTCCGGTTGCCATTATCGCCACTCTCCTGGTGCAGACTGCCGGCATCGTATGGTGGGCCTCGAACCTGAACGCCCGTGTGGAGCTGCTGGAGATGCAAGTGCGGCCGACGCTCGACCGCATGCGTATGGCCGAAGACCGGCAGGTGCGCAACGATGTCCGACTGGACGCCCTGTATCGCCGGTTGGAGGCCATCGAGCGCAAGCTCGACAGCCTCATAGAATCCAGAAAGCCGTGATCACACGGCCACGGGCGCCGGGATGGCCGGGTGTGGGTCGTAGCCCTCAACGACGATGTCGTCGAACGTGAAATCCTCGAGGCGCTCGTGTGCGCGCGCAAATCGGACCGTCGGCGGTGTTCTCTGGGTGCGGCTCAATTGCGTGTGCGCCTGATACATGTGGTTGCGATACAGGTGCACGTCTCCGAATACCATGACCAGCGCGCCGGCTTCGAGGCCGGTAACACTGGCCACCATGTGCGTCAGCAGCGCATAGGACGCTATGTTGAACGGCACGCCTAGAAAGATGTCGGCGCTGCGCTGATAGACCTGACACGACAAGGTCTTTCCCTGCACATGGAACTGAAACAGCAGATGGCATGGCGGCAAGGCCATTTCGTCCAGTTGAGCCACGTTCCAGGCCGACACGACATGCCGTCTCGAATACGGGTCCCTCCGCAGGTTGTCCAGAACCACCGCCAGCTGGTCTATGTGCCGTCCATCCGGCGCGGGCCATGAGCGCCATTGCGCCCCATAGATGGGGCCAAGATCGCCGTTTTCATCTGCCCATTCATCCCAGATGGTGATTCCATGCTCGTGCAGCCAGCGGATGTTGGTATCACCGCGAATGAACCACAACAGCTCTCCGATGACGGACTTGAGGTGCACCTTCTTCGTCGTCAGGACGGGGAGGTGCCGGTCCTTCAGATCAAACCGCAGGGATTCTCCGAACAACCCTAACGTCCCGACGCCAGTGCGATCCGGCCGCTCCTGCCCTTCCTCCAGGACGCGCTGCAGGAGCGCCAGATAGCCGGTTTCCCCCCACCGCCATGTTTCGGTCGACATGTTCATCCTCCGGTCGGTAGTTTGGTGATGGTAACGCCGGCTTCGGTCAGGATCGTTTCAGCCAGGTGCATGTTGTCTAGCCAACGCGCAGGTGGGATGTCGTTTGGCGCGATGACCTGCCGGATGCCGGCCTGAATAATTAGGGACGCGCAATGCGCACACGGCGGCAATGGCCAGACCGCCAAGGCGTAGCCCATCAGGTTGTTGTCTCTACAGTTCAAGATGGCGTTTTGCTCGGCGTGAATCATGAGCGCGAGTTTCACGTCCCTGTCAGACAGCCGCCCCGGTGTGTCGGCCACGCCCCTGGCGAACCCGTTGTAGCCGAGCGCGGCGATGGTCTTGTCAGGCCGAAAAATGATCGCGCCCACCTGCGAGCTTGGGTCCTTCGACCAACCGGCGATTTCTCGGGCGAGCCCAAGCGCGCGCAAGGCCCAACGGGTTTCGAGGACCTTCGTCATGCGTCATCCCCTTTCAAGGCGGTGAGGGCGTCCAGGATGTGCGCTTCGACAACCTCCGGGTCTTCTCCGTATCGAAGTTCGTCGAGCGCGTTCTCCAGCAGGGCCTGTATGTGCTCCACGTCAACAGTATCGCTGGTCCTTCGGCGTATCTCGACGTGGTCTGTCTCGCATTCGCGCATGAACCGGCGCAGCACGTCATACGTGGCCGCCGGCAACGGCATGTGCTGAAACCCGTATTCCAGGGCCCCCTCTATCGTCAGGATTTTTCTTTCTGGGCGGACTGGAACTAATCGAAGCCTCTTGTTCATATCGCCTCCACCATCTCGATTCTCATGCCTATCCATCGCATGACGTTTACCGGCATGCTGTTACCCAACATCTTGTAGCGCTGCGTGTCGGACATCATCCGCCCGTTCGGCCCCTTGACGAGGGTGTAGTCGTCTGGGAACCCCTGGAGCCGTTCCGCTTCTCTCGGCGTCAGTCGTCGGATGGATGCGTCCGTGAACACCGCGTGGTTGTCGTTGTAGGTGGACAACGGCAGGGCCACTTCCTCCGAATGGACTGGGTTCTGTCGGATGTTCAACACGACAGTTGGCCCGTATACGGCTCCCGCGCCTGTCGTGATTAGCGGAGGGGAACAATCGACGGTCAGACCTTCGCCACTACGTTGATGGTCGAACGCCAACAACGTCTGGCCCTCATCCATCGTGGTGTTGATGCCCTTGTGCATTCGACCGGTGAGAATGTTGGCTACGTCCGGGACGAAAGAGCTTCCAGCGCCACTCTCAGTTTCTCCGGGATCGACACCCCGCCGGCCGCGCGTCTTTTCTCGGCGCGGCGGAGAATGCCCCTGGCCGCCCGCGGTGTCAAATAATACCGCGGCGGCACGTCGCCAGTCTCCAAGATATCCGACAAGGAACACACGACGGCGTCGTTGTGGCACCCCGGTGCAGTAGCCGGCCACTCGCACATATTGAGCGTCCAACACTCGCCAGGCGAGACCATACCCGCACTTCCCCAGCGCCCCGATGATGGCGGCAAAATCCCGTCCTTGGTTACTGAACAGGACGCCCGGGACGTTTTCCCACACGACCCATCGAGGGCGATAGCGAGCAACCACATGGCAGAAGGCGATGGCCAGGTTGCCACGCGGATCGTCCAGGCCGAGACGGTGTCCGGCAACCGAGAAGGCCTGGCAGGGGCTCCCTCCAACGACGAGGTCGACCTCGAAATTTGGCCATTCCCTGTATTTGTTGACATCTCCGAGGTTCCTCACGAGTGGGTGCCGTCTGCGCAAGACGCAGCAGGCATATCTGTCTATTTCGGCGAACGCCACGGGCTTCCATCCCAACGGCCGCCAGGCCACGGAGGCGGCTTCTATGCCGCTGAACAGGGACAGATAGCGCATCACCCATCCGTCTGTTTCTCGTCTTCCCCGGGAAGCCCGGAGAAGAGGATGTCCAGCCAATTCTGCACGATAGCTGTCTCCTCCTCCCACATGATGCGGTCCTTCCAGGCGCGATACACCATGCGGGCTTCCTTCTTCTCCACACCCATGTGCGCGGCGATCTCGCCGACGAGGAGATTGATTTCGCGGCGCAGCTCCTTCACCTCTTCTTCCATGTTCTTGATCTTGTTGAATCGGTGAATGACGGCTGCGCGCATGGGTTTCGCGTTGTCTCCTGTCATCATTGTTCCTCCTGTATCCTGTCCTCGATCTTGAACCCGGCGTTGTTCTTCTTGATGGCCGCCACCGCCTCCGCCGTCCGTGCAGCCGACGCTTCCACCACGGCCGGAGCGGGCGACGTGGCCATCAGCATGGCCGACGTGGCTGCGAGCGCCCCAAAGGCAATGCCAAACGCAAAGACGACGAATACCCACAGAGGGCAGAATGTCAGACCGAAACTCGTGTCTGTTGCTGGTTCGTCTTCCGCTCGCGGTTCATCGGGTTGATGGCAACAGGTCTGCCCGCTTTCCGTGACGGCCGTCACGGAAAAGGCCATGTTGCGCGATTTCTCGACGAGCTCCTCATGCCGGAAAGGATGAGACGCGCCGTTCAGGCGGAACGTCCGTTGTGTCGGCGACGTGTTGATGCGATACATGAGTTCCGTCATAGCACCCCCCTCTTCTTCAACGCGACCATGATCTCATCGCAGACGGCCTGAGGCTGTTTTGCCGTCGTATCCACATGGATTGTCCGGCTGGCCATCGGCGACCCGCCGGACATGATCTCCAGGTATCGATCCTGAATGCGCGCCAACTCGGCCGGCGAAGGGTCCTCCATGTCCACACCACGTTGGTCTGCCCTGTAGGCCAGCCTCTGGACCAGGACCCCCGGATCAGCCGTCAGCACGACATACACGTCGGGGCTGACATCCCGGCCGGCCTGTTCGACGCAGAACGTCGACAGGGTGTTTTCCAGCACACCAATGAGATAGTCGGCGGTGGCATCCCGGCCATACTGATACGCCCTCGTGGACATGCCCCAACGGTCCGACACGACTACTTTCCCCTGCGCCAGTGCCGGCGCCACGACCTCTTTCGTGGAAATAGCCCGCGACAGGGAATACGCCAGGACTTCCGGAACCGGTCCGACCCGCGCTGCCAGCAGCAGGGACAGCAGGTGGCGCACCTGCTCCGCCGTCGGCGACCCGCCGGGGTCGCGCACCAGCATTATGTCCCGGCCGCTCCGTCTGATGGCGTCGGCCAGCCGCACGGACACATCGGATTTCCCGACGCCGTCCGGGCCTTCTATCGCGATGAACAGCCCTGCCATGTCTTCAGTCTCCCCACAACGTCTCGTTGACGCACGGCCGGCACATCCATTTCCGAACGCCATCTTCGTCTTTGACCGCCAACCACCCTCGCACCTGCAAACGCGATCCGGCGTGTGCCGGCCCGTCGCAAAACGACAAGTGCATCATGGTTCCACACCGACCACACCGAACCAGATATTCGCCGGATTCATTCCCCACAAGACCGCCGGCCTTGGGCGTTTTCAGCATGTCCTGTCCTCCTTGCATTGCTGGCATAACACAGTATCCCCGACCGCCCATCCGGCATGAGCGGCCAGGACGCTGGCCTCGTCAGGATCGACGCCGGGGCCCGGCACGAATATCTCGCCACACTCGCCGCAGGTCAGAACCGCCGCCGGATCATCCGCATCGTAGTCATGCGTGCGTTCGAGGCGCGGTCTGGCCTCCGGTGGGATGTGCACGATGGACGTGCCGGACACCCCCCGCCCCCAGACGACCCACGCATATGACGTGGCCGAAGACACCTTGCGAACGGCCACGTCCCTTGTCAGCCCAACCCGACAGGAGAACGGCGCCAGGATGAACTCCGGGTGTTTCGACCACAGCTTGTTGTAGCGCTCCGCGCCCTCCAGGAAAGCCGTGCGCACGAACAACGCGATGAGCGGGGCCTGAAGAGCATGCGCCTTCAAGGCGAAGTCGAGCGCACGCGAGAAAGGCGGATTGGTGATGATGGGTGTCTTCCTGGGCCCGGTCGCCGCCAGGAAATCGCGTTGTTCAAAGCCAGCCCCGTAATCCTCGATGTCCGATGCCCGAACGAACGGGACGTATTCTCGAAGGGCCCTGACCATGTGTCCCCCGCCCGCAGCCGGCTCCCACGCCATGCGCGGGCAAAGGTTCCGCGGCTTCAGGACGTATTCGAACAGAGCCCGCGTCGCCCACGCCGGCGTCGGAAAATAGTCGAGGTCGTCCAGCGGAGCATGACGGCGGGCCATGACTGCCGCCGACGACGTGTATCCGGGTCGCGCCATTGTCCTGTCCCTGTGTATCAGCCACCGTGCGAGGCAAACTGCGGGAAATACCGCTCTAGCCCATCGAACGGCCGGGCATCAGGCCCGGCCGGTTCCAACCCCTTGTCGATGCTGAATTGGTATTTCCTGCCCCCGCACCACAGAAAACCACCCTTGATGACGGGGGTCTCCCCCACGTGTTTTTCATGTTCTGCCATAGCGAGCCTCTTGTTGCAAGATGCAACAGCGCGTATGGGTTACCCGTTGCCGGATCCTTCTTCCGTCCATCCGTCAACGCCGGGTGAACCCCCGTCGGCATGCCGCCGGCGGGGGTTCTTTCCGTGACGGCCGTCACGCTGTCGCCTGGTTTTCCTCGATGTCCTGCAGCATCTCCGCGTTGACCTTCGTCTGCAGCCGGACGCGCATCTCGTCGGCCTTGTCGGCTGGCACGAACACGGTTACGGGCACCAGTCTGGCGCGGCGTATCGTGTTGGAGACGAACGCCGGTTCCGCCTTCAGGGTCCTGGCCACGTCGGCCGGCCGGTATCGCCCCGACAGCAGCCGAGCAATAATCTCCACCGCCCGGGTCGGCTTCGGCCCACGTTTCCCCGGCGTATCGGAAAGCAGCCGACGGGCCAGCCGGCGCGTCGTGGCCGTCGTCCCGCCGGTCAACCGCAACAGTCGTTCCGATGGCATCGGCATCTCCTTCACTCCTCCCCGGAGCCAGCAGCCACCAGACCGGCGTCGATGCGTCCGGCCTCGATGGTCGCCGTCTGGTGCAGCAAGGGTCTCGGGTCCCCGCATCCGAAGGCATGCCCGAACAGGACGGCATTCTCGCCGTCGCGCTGCATGTTGCGCACCCACAGGGCCAGGGTGTCCTCCCAGCGAACGAAATCCACCGCCGTGGCCTGCCGGTGCGGCACGACGAGGCCCGGCATCACCAGGTCTGGCTCCGGGAACGTCCCGTAGGTCAGGATGCTGTCGTGGGCCAGCCAGAACCCGAACAGTCCGGTATCTGCCGAGACGGTGTCCCGGTTGAAAATGACCGGCGGGGTGCGCAGGTCGAACAACGGATAGCCGGACATGGCCGGTTCGTCCGTCCATTCGTCGAACACCGGCGTGCCGGCCATGACGATACACGGCCCCGGAACATACAACCGCACGTCGCTGGCCATGAACCGGCGGTCCGGCCATCGAGACCGGCCGCGTTTCACCAGGACGCCCAGCGGTGTGGCCAGCGGTGTTCCGGCGAGATGATAGTAGGGGATCCCTTCTATCCAGGCCACGGGATCGGATGTGGCGGTCGTCGTAACCACGGTCGTCTTCATGGTCGTGCTCCTCTGGTATGGGTTGCAAGACATTCTGCCACTACATGGTTCTTTCACAACGGTTCCTTCTGGCACTGCATGGTTTGTGTCCGATGGGTCGTTCATATGGCGCATGGCTTTGCTTGCGCGGCTCTCCTCATTGCGGTTCGTTCCGCTTCTGCATGGTTTCCGGTGTTTGGCTCGTTCTTCTCAAACATGGCTCATATCAAGCGGCTCATTCAATTGCGCCATGTCTCTTTGCATGCGGTTCGTTCTTCACGAACATGGCTCATGTTCAAGCGGCTCGTTCACATCCGACATGGCTCTCCGGTTCGGCTCACAACACTCGTTCCGGCAGCCAGTCCGGCCGCAGTGGAACGGGGATGTATTCGCGCTTGTCGTGCGGGCCAGCGCTGCCTTCCGGCGTGTGCTCGAACTGCCACGGCAACGGTGGCAGCTCGCCGGTTTCGTGGTAGTGCCCGACTTCATGCAGGTGCGTCAGGAACACCTGTTCCACCTTGCGCAGCGCCCGCATGCGCAGGTGGCCGTCCGTCAGTTTGCCCTGTTCCCACGTCGCACGGGTCTCCGCGCTGGCGCCTCGGGCGTTGGCCAGTTTTTCCGCAGCCTGGCGAGCGAACTTGCCGGCCTCGTTGGCTTGCCGGCCCTTGCGTTTCTCTTCCTGAAGCAGGACCCAGTAGAAATTGCGCGGATCGTCCGCCGCTGCTCGCGCGCCGCACTTCTCGAACGAATTGGCCAGCAGATAGGCCAGTCGTTTCATGTCGGTGCAGTAGTTGAGCTTCTGCCCGCGTTTCTTCACGGCCGCCTTGGTTATGCCACAGAACTGCAGGACCTGCGACGGATACAGCACCGTGAAGTCGATGCGCGCTCGAAAACCGGCGGCAATCACCGGCCCGACTCCGATGAATTGACGGGCCCAGGAGGCCACGGGGTCAGCCTCTGTCCAGGCGTCGAGAATACGCTTGATGACGGCCTCGCGTTCCCGTCCGTGTTCCTGCAGCCAGTCCAGCATGAAGGTCGGCTGCGCTTCTTCGACCAGCGAGCGCATCTGTGCGGCTGCACGAATGCGGTTTTCCTGTGCGATGTAATACTCGCGCACCAGATGAGCGACCTCCCGGTGGGAGGCCGTCTTGATGAACTCCGTCTTGAGGGCTTTTGTCAGGCGCATTGTCGTTCTCCCTGTGTTGGTTGGGGCCCCACCGTGACGGCCGTCACGGTGGAGTCGGGCCTGTCGTCAACGGGCTTCTTCGGCTTCTTCGCGCAGGCGCTGTTGGAGCGCCAGGATAGCGTCTCCCAGCGCTTCCTTGCCCCCGACGATCCACTGCTTTTCAGACAGCGCCGTCCCCCAAAGCCTATCCACCATCCGGTTGATATCCTCCGGGCCGGAATCGACCGTCAGACCGATCGTGCGCGCGGCCGCGGTGTCGGACTGCGGTCCGACCAGCCATTCCGCGGCATCCCACGCCGTCCAGCCGCAATCCCAGTCCGTCTCGGCCAGGATCCAGTCGAGATCGTCAGCGGCATCCCGGGCGTCATCGCTCACCCGGCCCCGGTAGTTGGAGCCGTCCCAGCGCACGTCGTGGCCGTCGATGATACGTTTCAGCAAGGGCTGCACGCGCTCCCCTTCGAGGACAGAACGTATATCCTCGAAGCACAAGACCTGGTGTCCACCTGCCGCGCTGGTGATCCAGACCGTCAACGTGCGTTCATGCCATTCGTCTATCGGCTCGCCGTCGTTGCTGGTGTAGGTGGTGCGGGTATCCAGCTTCACCTTCCCGGTTTCCTCGATGTAGAGGATGAGGTTGTCATACGGCATGCCGCCGTTGTTGCCTTCGAGGACGATCAGCCCGTGATCATTCGGCTGGATGAGGTATTCGATCTTGACGACCATGATCATTCTCCCTCGTTCCGGTTACGGTCGGAATGTTCGGTGAGCAGCCGGCGGACCTCGGCTGCGGTCAACATGACGTCGGCCCGCACGTATGCATATCGGTGCCGACGGACCTGGACGGTGAAGATCACGTTCAGCGCGATCGTCTCGTCCCGCTTCTGCCGACCCTCTTCGGCGGCGGCGACAATGTCGCCATCGTAGTGGCCCGCGTCGACGGCAGCCAGCCACTCGTCCAGCACGTCCGTCAGCGGGCGCGGTTCGTCAGCGCTGTCGAGCCAGACGTCCCCGGCCTCGAAGCTCTCCCCGTTCCAGAAATGATCCTGGCAGAACACCGCTTTCGGAGGTGCGGCGTCTACGGCACCGCCGACGATACCGGCAACCACGTCATGGATGCGGACGAAAGGTTTCTCTCTCATGGTCATTCTCCCCGTGTTGATGTTGGGGCCCCACCGTGACGGCCGTCACGGTGGGGACCCCTTCAGCCTTGTTCACCGCGATGGAACCGGGCCAGCGCGACACGCCATTCATGTTCCTGCGCCGCCCCATTGGGCACGCCCCGTGGTGTTTTCACCCGGCGCGCCACGTAATCCGGATGGCTCACCACGAGCCGGCTCAACCGGAGCGCGTCTTCCGCACTCCGCGTCAACGCGAACTCGATGATTTCGCAGACCAGCGCCGGCGGCATGTTCTGTGTCCGGCAGGAAAACGAAAGCTCATCGAGCAGGAACCCGTTCTCCGGCGGCATAGGGCGTGGCAATTCCCCGTCTGGCACCCGCACCACCAGGGCGTCCCCAGGCGCCGGCGCCTCGTCCGGCCCGATGAACCGGACCGGACGAGGCGGCATCCGGAACAGGTTGCCGTGCAGCTTCAACGCGGCGTCGAGCCTGCCGTCGGTGTGTTCGTCGCCGCGCAGGACGGCCAACGCCGTGGCCGCGAAATACGTCGCTTCCCGTGGGGCCGGCATGGGCGGTTGCGCGAAAGCCGCAGCCTCGTTCAGCCAATGCATCGCCGCCGCATAGGCGGTCGGGAAAGGCAGGTTGGTCATGGTCATGATCATTCTCCCTGTGTCGGGGGCCCCACCGTGACGGCCGTCACGGTGGGGCCGGTTTCGATTACCACCGAGAGACACCGACCGGCTCCGTCTCGAACCCTTCGGTGTCCTTCTCATACGGGGCCGCGCCCTGTTCCAGCAGGGCGTTGACGATGGCAGCCAGCTTCTCCGGCATGTCCTTGGGGGCTCCGCCGTAATAGATGGCCTCGCCGATGGCTTCGGCCTCCTCGTCTGTCAACGAGGCCGGAGCCTTGAATTCGACCCGCCAACGGGTAACGGCCTGTTGGTCGAAGTCCACTTCGTAAGCGGACAACGGGCCTTCACCGACCGCAGGGGTTGCCGCAGTGCCGATGAGGTCCTTGTAGTGCAGGCCTTTGATGAAGGCACGCACCATCACCTCGGCCTCTTTCAGGCCCAAAGCGGTGCACACCTCGCGCCCGCCGAAGTAGTGGTTGTCGCCGTAGACGATCCGGTAGCGGGTCTGCCCGTCTCCGGGGTTGTATTCTGTCAGGTGGAACCCGCCCGGCAGCATCCGCTGGGCGTATTCCATGAGGTCGGATTTCCTGCTCATGCTCATTCTCCCTGTGTTGGTTGGGGCCCCACCGTGACGGCCGTCACGGCGGGGCCGGTTTCGTTCACGCGGCCGCCGACTGTTTCACCAGCCAGACGGCGAGGCCGCGACTGCTTTCGAGCAGGCACAGCCTGTCGCCGTCCACTGGCCGGTCGCGCTCCGAGCCGATGACCAGCACGTCCCGGCCATGCCGGTTTTCCACGACCAGCATGGCCTCACCGCCACCCAACGGGCCGGCCAGCTCGT